ATGACTGAATTGTCAAACGTGAGTCCTCTTACAAACGATGAACTCATAAATTCAATCATACCTTTTTGTTTTAAAACCTGATAAGCATCTCCTCTGCTAAATAGATCGTTAACGATGTCGGTATACGGACCTTCGAATACCGCCTCCTTTTGGGCCTTTGACCCAGGCATAAAGCCTTGCTCGCGCGTTTGAACTGCAGATCTAATTATGACGACCTTTTCATACTCTCCTTTCTGTAGTACATCATTGAGTGCCAAGTATGTAGCACACATTGTTTTTCCTGTACCTGCTGTTCCTATGGCTGCGAGATTGTATCCTCTTTCGTAAGAATCAAATAAATCAGATTGAGATGGTGTTAGCGGTTTAACTGGTCGCATTGAAAACTTAGTGTTTAAAACACGCATCATGTTTTCCTCTTCTCGTTCTTGTCTACGTCGTTCTTTCCTGGATAGTCTTCGCTGTCTAGCCATGAAACCTCCTTGTTATATCCGAATAACACAACGGTTTACCAAGTGTTTATGTTATCCTTTTTATGATGATGTTGAACATTACGAAGCACATCACGAAAACCGTCGTCAGGCTTCAATCGCCCGAGACGCACGGCATCACCTATTGACGGTGGCCGTCCAATTCTTTGAGTTATATTAGGGTTTTCTTCGAGGAAGAGATCTCTATCTGAGATCTTCATAACTTTGTCAAATATTTCACCAGTGTTTGTATCTTCAAACGTATAAGTCGGCATGAAGTCTCCTCTATTTCAAATTATTTCATAATCTATTTCATTGTTAAAACTATTTATAATTCAAAATAGTTATCCAGCGATTAATTCATAAATTTCTTTCCAATTATTTACACGAGTGGTTGCAGGGTTAATCTCAACATTTTCATTATGATGGTGATTAACTAGGATTGCTTCTAAACCAAGCTCAGAGCCAAGGTCGGCATTCTGTGGTTTATCTTCAACCCAAAAGCAACCGGTTCCACGATACTGCTCAAGAGCATCATCTTTATCGGCACCTGTGTCAAGATAGACAAAGTTTTCAAAGACACTAGGACCAAACATTTCAATCAAGTTTTTAGTCCGAAGATGTTGAGAGTAATAGCAGTCACTCAATGAACTGATTACTCGGAACACATATCCTTGTTCTTCATGGAGTTTCCGAACATATTTGATTGCATCACGCAAAGGTGGAAGTTTACGGATCCAAGCAGACTCGTTGAACATACGAACAATCCGTTCTTTATCTTCAACCTTGAGTCCATAACGAAGGGTCATATCATATTGATCTTCCATGCCTTCTTGGATTTCATAGTTATGCTTTTGCATCCAACCTGTGAAGGCATACTCCCAGTCAAGGAGTACACCGTCAACGTCAACTAGGATGACTTTATCAGCAATTGTTTCATTAGAACGGTTATACATATTAGGCTACTTTCTTTAATAGTGATGGTGTAACTTTCCAAGTTACGGTAGGTGTTTTAACGACGATAGTCTTTTGGTTGATTTTTGAAATCATACCTTCAATGCGACCACGACGGTTGGCGTCAAACCAAACTTTGTCTCCAACATTGAACGAAGATCCAATGTCTTGTTGCATTTGACGTTGACGATTTTTGATTTCCGCAATGATTGCATTAAGAGTTTCGTCGTCTGCATTGCGGATTGTTTTCAGTGTTGTTTGGTTTAACTTTTTCATAACTTTTTCCTTTTCATTTGATATATACAATATATCTGATTCGCGATAGAATGTCAATAGATATTATGCAGACTCTGCAAATAAATTCATTTCAACTTCTTCCATTAACCATGTGCCATCTTGGTCAGGAGTTGAAGCAAAGAACCATGCGTCTCCGTCAAACAGATAAAGATAATCAGCAGAGGCAAATTCGCGCCCTTCTGCCAAGAAGTCTTCAACTGAATTGTATGTAACAGGGGATTGGTTTGAATGGACCGACTCATCTAAAGATGTCTGTAGGTCTTCTTTCAGACCTGAGATATAACCAGCATTTGCTACTGCTTTAGCCTTCTCAGGTGTGTTATAGGCTTCAAAAAGAAGACGGCCGTTGTAAGCAAGATAACCATCGTAATGGCAATATGTTGCTGTAACTGTGCCGTCTTCGTTGTAGTTTGCGATCATTGATGAAGTACCCATAAGATTGATTCCTTTTGTTTTACCTTATAGAATCAATATAACCTATTTGTACTCAAATGTCAATAGTTAATATGAAAAAGAATTACCTTTTTTGTTCTTCAGTATCAAGATGGGAATTTCTTTCTTGCCGTTTCAGTTTCTTTTTATCACGACGGTTTTTCATACGCTTTTCCTTACTGCGTACGCTCCGTTCTTCGTTGTGACCCCATTCGTCGTGTTCCCAATCTTCGCGGAACTCTTTAAAACTTTTAGCCATTAGTCTTTCCTATGATACTGTTTCTTTAATTTCAATTAAGTCAGGAAATGCCGTCATGACTGTCTTTAAGGACAATCCTTTTGGCGATTTTCTAGTAATCATTTTGCATAGCATTTCAGCGTCATCATTATCAACATCTTCTAACAAGCTAATGAATAAACTTTCACGCTTGATTTGGTTAAGATTATCATACCCTCCACCTTTGACAAAGATCTTAAGTCGACGTGCTTCATGGTATAACAAACTTTTAGCTTCGTCTTCGTATTCGTTCTTTTTCCAAGGTGGTGGTGTATCAGGAATCAAAAACTCAATAGATTCGTCAAACCAATATTTGAGGATAGTTTTTAGAGGAGCGGATTCGTTTTCCTGAAGCCACGCTGCTTTATCTTTTTTAACTGGTATTTCTATTGCTTTATTTATGATTTCTGAAATTGATCTTCTAACTGCCATTTAAAAATCCTGTATGTCTGAAATTAGGTTTTTGAGTTTGCGATTAACAAAAAAGTTAAAGAGTTCTGAACGACCAACTTCTTTGTCAATGCTGTACTCTTCAAGAATTGCTGTTTGGTAATTTGCCGGAATTTGAGACAAATCAATCATGGTTTTATTACGGTGATAGCGTCGTAATGTTTCTTCATCCATACCATCCGTGCCATTGCGGAATTGCTCAAGGCGTTTTTTGGTCATAGGTTTTTGGCGTTGGCCAACAGCTAAACAATTGTCTGGTGAAAGAATATTCGGAACACCATCACCAGTGTCACCTTTTAAGACGTGCTCAACCAAATATTGGTCAGGATTGTCATTACGGATCCAACGTTTACGAACTGGGTCAAACTGATCCACGTTAGCATACGTATGTAATTGGATGTAATCTTTATCACCGGATAGAACCAAGAAAGGTTCTGCACCGCCGTTTAAGATAGCACCGTTTTCATGGATGATGGTACCAATGATATCATCAGCCTCAAGATGGTCCATATGAATAACTTTGTATGGAAAGAATTCCTTAAGCTCATCTCGGATGGTATTCATAATACCAAATAGCTGAGTCCAATCAAGTTCAGACTCATCACGAGACTTTTTACGATTAGCTTTGTAATAAGGATATAGCTCACGACGCCATGTATTTTTGCCATCAGCACATATTACGATTTCTCCATATTGTTCGGTAAACTTTTTACGGTTAGACCGGATTGAATTTAGGAACATATGACGGATAAGATTTTCGTCAATGTCCACATTATGATGGTTACCGATGCTTGCGAATAGCGAAGCAAGGATAACTTGGTTGTAATCTACTAGAATTGCCATTTTATTTTCTCTGTTTCAATTTTATCTAATACTTACTATTCTAATCTAACTCTTCGTCAATGTCAACCATTTTTTTAGCTTCTGCCTCAAAATTTTCTATTTCTTCAACATCAACAAATTCTGTTGCAAAATCTTGCAGTGGATGGTGGACACCATGAGCTTGTAGGTGTAAGGACCTAATTGATTCAAGTACTAATACCATGGATGGAAAATGCACTTTGATTTCTTTATCAAAATCACATCCCATCCGTGACATTTCGCCAAGGAGATTTCTCCACAAATATTCAGACGCTTCTTCAGCTATTTCTTCTTTATAGTCAACAATAGTTTGCTGAAGTTCTTCACGTGTTTTTGCAGACGCGTTAACTTTATCCTTTATAGGAAATTCTATAACATTAGACATAACTTATTTTCCATCGTTATTTAAATCTTGGAGCAGTCTGTTCCAACTATTCGCAAAACTATTTATACTGTTCCGTGCTAAATTAAAGCGGTCTGACGTTGTAAACTTTGGAATGAAGTTTGGATCTTGCTTTTGAATATCCAATACCTGCTTTACAACTGAAAAAGCTCGATTAGCATGGACGTTAGGATCCTCATGCCAATCATATGTAATTGTTGCGTTAGCTGCGGTTTCAGTTAGTCCACCATAATTTGGATGGATACAAAGCAAGCCACTCTTAATTGCTTCAATCAACGCAATGCAAGATGTTTCTTTCCAAATGTTTGGATACAAGAAAATGTGAGCTTTATCTAACGCAGCTAATACTCTTTCATTAGGAACTGATCCATGATAGGTCATATTAGGGTGAGCATGGATTTTCGTAAACAATTCAACATACGGATCATCGCGTTCAACCCACCCATAAATTGCAAAGGAAGAATATACATCAAGATGAATGTTTGGATAATCTTTAGACAATGCGTCTACGATTGGATATAAGAGCTCAAGACCACGATGCGGAGTGGTATGATAAATCAAACGGATTTCATTTGCATCTTTATCAAGTTTTGGATTATAAGGCTTTTCAACAGCATTAGGAATTACTGAACACATTGAGTACGGAATGTTATAATAAGCAATGTACATGTCTCGTTGCCATGCTGTTACGAAAACAAAATGGTCAAATTCTTTCCATCCGTTATTTGTAAGAACTTTGTTTTCAGGATCTTCAGCCAAGTCGTGACAGTACATAATGTTTTTTACGTTAGTGTACATTTCACGAGGGCGTGAGAAGTGAATAGCAAAATCCTGCAAGATATCACTTTGCACATTATCAATAACGCGCTGACGCATCATTTCAGTTCCACCTAATGAATTTTTGGACTGTTCTGTTTCAATAATTTTACCTTGGTAAATACAGCTCATAGATTAAACTCCGTACTAAAATCTTTAATTGAGTCCCAACGGAATGAACGCCAACCTTTGGCTTCAACATCCCATACTGCTAGGACATCAGGGTTTGGTTTCTTTTTTTGAATTTCTTCTTCAATGTCCATTTGCTCTGGTAACATTGATTCTTGAAGGGTACAATGCATAATGCGTTCGTCACCATTCTTTTTTGTAAAAACAACTTTACACATGCCTTGGTGCAGGCTATCTTTCATTTCATCATTTGTCATAATCTATCTCACTTTATATATGTTATTTAAATACCAACTTTACCGTTTCGTAATCTCTTAATACTTCAAAGGTGGCCGTAGCTAAATCAATAGTAGGGTCTTTTCTTATTCTTGATAAAACCCTGTCTACAAAGAATAGTTCTTTTCCATTATCTGCCATGATTTCAAGGCCTTCAAAAAAGGTTTCAATATCATAAGGATTTTCATTGAAAACACTCTTCAGATAACGCTGAGTCTCTGTTCTGTTTGCTGATTTGTCCACGTTGTCCTTCCTTTTTATATATTGCTTCTAAAACATTATGAAGGTCTTCAAGATTTCCATTGTTATGGATTCTGTAAGTGTCAACTTCAAACTTATAAGGCAATACATATTTTTTATTGATTGCGGTCTGTTTTTCGTTAGTGAACTCTTGAATAACGTTACCGTCAAAATAACGCCTAGAGTCCGTTGAATAATCGCAGCCTTCACGTGTAAGCTGCACTAATACGAAATTGTTGGATCCAACTCTATTTATAACAGGAATGAGTTCATCAATAAAACCACCATCAGAAATTGCATAATCCTTAGTAACATCTATTTCGTTTGCAACTTGCAAGCCAAAGTAATCCAAACCACGTTTAGGTTTAATTACTTTTTCTGAAACATAAATCATTGCCTCACGGCAAGACATATGGCCTAGATCCATATGAGGAACCTCTTTTACAGAGCGATCATCATAGCGTTCCA